GTTTGGTGTTATTGGCGATTATGCTATGTATATCACTAGTGACAACGAAAATACTCTGTGGTTTAAAAACACAAGTAATCGATGGGTTGTTGTAGGAACTGCTGTAGAAACAAGTTTTGGATCACCAGTAGTAACTCCGACATTTACTAGCAACAGCTGGCAAACTAGCTGGCCTTTAGTTACATTAACGCCAGGTGCAATTACATCAGGGCGAGTGTTTAACATTAATGGTGTTGGTATAACTGTCACTGGCACTACTCCTAACGACATTGCCCTAACAATCAACGCATCTATGCCATTGGCAGGCGTTGGCGCAAAGAGCGATGGTACTAGAATACATTTGTATGCAGATGCAACTGCTCAAGGTGGTATTGTTGGTCCTGACGGTAAAATTACATTGTCAGACGGAACCGCAGGTACATTAGCATTGTTAGGTGCAACTGCCGGAACATACGGACCTGTATCGTTAGCGATAGCTCCTCACTTCCAGTTTCCACAATTTGCTACAAATGGCGCTGCAACAGGTAGTGTTTACGTCAAAACAACTAGCCCAAATAACGGCAGTGATTGGGTTGTAAAATATTACAACGGCACAACTAGAACATGGGCAACAGTAGCTGCTCCTATATATGCAACATCAGAAGCTGCAATTGCTGCATTAGATAATACTGGCGGTACTGGTCTTACTGCTGGGAGAATTTTTGTAAAAAGTAATATTGATGACGGCACTGCTGGATCTACAACATCTCCGTTAGTTGCAGATTTTAAAGTTTACAGAAGAACTACTACTGCTCCTACAGTAATAGCAACCACAGTTGGCGCAAGTGTTGCATTTACTCCAGGTGACAGTTTTACTGTAGCAGAAACATTAGCAGGTAGTTCATCGTTAGCAGCTCCTAAAGTTGTTACTATTACAACTAGCACAATGGCTGGCTTTTCTGCTGCAATAAGTGCCGCTGGCCTAGTTAACGTATCTTCGGAATATGATTCTGTTACTCGTGTATTAAAAATATCACACAAGTTAGGCGGAGATATGTGTTTCATTGACAATTCCGGTCTACCTTTGTTTACTGTAGGTTTCTATGATTTAGGAACAAACACATATGCAGCAAATCTATATCCAGAAGGTGCGCACTCAGCTTATGATTTAAGAGCAAGCAACTGGAAACCAATAGATTTACTAACTTCAGTAGTAACTACATCTAACTCTGCACCTACAACTAGCCCCGCAAACGGCACATTATGGTATTCAGCAGTGCAAGATGAAGTTGATATTATGATTCACAATGGCACTACTTGGGTAGGATATAAAAATTACCTACCTAGTACTAGTCCAAACGGTCCTATTATTAGAGCTACTCAACCCGACAAAGACACCGGTCAAAGCGACGGCACACCATTAGTAGATGGAGATATTTGGATTGATAGTTCTGACCCAGAAAAATATGGACAAAACGTCTATGTTTGGAACAGCACACTAAACAAGTGGATCAAACAAGATTTAGCTGACAACACTAGTCCTAACGGTTGGTTGTTTGCAGATGCACGTTGGGCCAATACTGGTACTTCTACAATGCCTGCATCAATTGCAACATTGTTGTCTAGTAACTATTTAGATCCAGATGCACCAGATCCAGCATTGTTTCCACAGGGAATGAAATTATGGAATACTCGCAGAAGCGGAAATAACGTCAAACGTTACGTTACCAGTCAAATTGACATTACTGCCAACAATGGTATAAACACTAGATTCGGTAGTGAAGTAATGGATGGCAGTACTGGTGGTACAAAATACGCAACTGCAAGATGGGTTAACGCTACTGGTAATGCACAAGACGGTAGTGGACTATTTGGAAGACATGCTCAACGAGGCATGGTAGTTAGATCGCTAAAAGCAACTATCGACACTAACCAAGGTGTTAGAGACACTGATACATTAGTAGCTAACTTGATTGCGACTCCAGGATATACTGAAGCTATTGCAAACATGGTTTCTTTAAACGCAGCAAGAGGATTGACTGCATTTGTTATTGGTGATACGCCGTTTAGATTAGCAGCAAACGGTAGTGATCTAAGAGCATGGGGCTCTAGCACAACTGCACTAGACAACAGCGAAGCAGGCGCTAGAACATTTGACGAATATCTAGCAATGTACTATCCTAGCGGATTTACAAATGACAATGCAGGTAATCAAATTGTTGTTCCGCCTAGTCATATGATATTAAAAACTATTGCAACAAGCGATCAGCGCAGCTATCCTTGGTTTGCGCCAGCAGGCACACGACGCGGTAGTGTTGACAATGCAACAGCAGTTGGATTCATTAGGAATGGTGAATTTGTACAAAGTCCTTTACCAGAAAGTTTAAGAAATGTATTACAAGACATTGGAGTACAAATCAACCCTATTGCAACTTTGCCAGGTTCTGGCCTAGTGGTATTTGGACAAAAGACTCGTGCAAAGGGTGCAAGCTCTTTAGATAGAGTTAACGTATCTCGCTTAGTTGCTTACTTACGTAGACAATTAGACCTTTTAGCTCGTCCGTTCTTGTTTGAACCAAATGATAGAATTACGAGAAATGAGATTAAACAATCTGCAGAAAGCCTATTACTTGAATTAGTAGGTCAGCGAGCAATTTACGATTTTATTGTACAATGTGATGAACAAAACAACACTCCTGCAAGAATTGATCGTAATGAACTACACGTTGATATTGCAATTGAGCCAGTTAAGGCTGTGGAATTCATTTATATTCCATTACGCTTGAAGAATACTGGTGACATTGCAGCTGGCAGATAATTGGTTAAATAAAAAGAACAAGGAGCATCTAGATGGCAATTTCTAGTTTAAGTAAATTTTCAGTACCTCTTCCTAGTGGACAGAGTGCTACATCGCAAGGCCTATTAATGCCTAAATTGAAGTACCGTTTTAGGGTGTCTTTGGAAAATTTTGGAGTAACTAAACCTACTACTGAATTAACTAAGCAAGTTATGAACGTTACTCGACCTGGCGTTAGCTTTGATAATATTGAGCTGAACGTATATAACAGCAAGATAAACTATGCCGGTCGATATACATGGACTGACATTAGTCTAGTTGTTAGAGATGACGTATCTGGAGAAGTTAGTCGTTTAGTTGGCGAACAAATTCAGAAACAATTTGACTTCTTTGAACAAAGTTCAGCAGCTAGTGGAATTGATTATAAGTTCTTAACTAGAATTGAAATTTTAGATGGTGGCAACGGTGCAAACGAAGTTAGAGTTTTAGAAACATTTGAATTGTATGGTTGCTATTTGCAAAATACTGTTTATTCTAATACTGATTATTCTAGCAGCGATCCTATTGATATTACATTGACTATCAAATACGATAATGCAGTTCAGGTGGACGGAGCAGGACAGCCAAGGGGTATTGGCGCTTCAGTAGGTCGAGCATTTGGTACATTAGCTACTGGCTAATCAGAGTTAGCTATTTTAGCTCAAAGGCGTGTATAATTAATGTACACGCCTTTTTTATTGGAGTTAAAATTGCCGCAACAACTATACATTTACAAAGAAGAATTATCTGGTAGACCAGAAGTCTTAAAACATGTTTCTAAATTAAAAGAAAATAATCCAAATTTAACAGTTTTAGATATTGGTGCTACACACAATCCTTTTAGTAGAGATTTCTTAACGCATACATTTGACCTACGACCAGAAGAAATGCCCAATGTTGTATCGTTTGCAGGCGATATTAATCAATACGAAGATTGGATTCCGTTATTTGAATATGTTGAAGAACACGGCAAATTTGATTTTGTTAACTGCACTCACACATTGGAAGATGTTGCATATCCTATGGCTGCATTGAGATATATGCCACGTATTGCCAAAGAAGGATTTATAGCAGTTCCTAGCAAATATTACGAATTACAAAGACGAGATCTGTTTCGCGGCGGCATACATCATCGATGGATTTTCGATGCCCGAGAAGGAAAATTGTTAGCGTATCCTAAAATTAATCTAGTAGAAACATTAACTTGGTTCCCACATGGTTTAGAAATTGAAGAAAAAGCAACAACTGAATTAAGAATGTTTTGGAAAGACGCTATTGATTTCGAGGTAATAAACAACGATTATCTAGGACCTACTAGAGAAGCTGTTATCGAAATGTATCAAAAATTATTGCCTTAATTACAGCGGTTTTAATGACATAAATATATTATGTCCAATGTTTTTACACAATTTCTTTCAGGATTTGCCGACGGCATTTTCGGTGACAAAGGTTACTTAAAAGACTATAAGCACGCCGCTCGGTTATATCAAGATAACTATTATGGAATGGCTCCAAAAGCAGGTTGGAGTTATTTCATTGAATTAGGACTAAGTCCCTATCTTTGGGATAAAACAACATTCCAATCTATTGACAATACTTGGTACAATAGATCCAAAGGTAAATTAGGCTTACTGGCCAAAAGTGCAGATCAGCCGAGATTTACTATAGCCACTGAAACATTAAATCAGTACAATAAAAAGACTGTTGTACAAAATAAGATAACATATAATCCTGTTAGTATTACGTTTCATGATGACATGGACAACATTATAACAGATCTTTGGAAAAATTATTATCAGTATTATTTTGCAGATTCTAGATATACAGGATTTAGTCAACTGTCAAATCAAACATCAAGTTTGCCCGCAGCGTTCAAACAAAACGTGCAATATGATGGAAGAGCATATGCTTACGGTTTAAACAACGGTCAAACACTACCGTTTTTTAATTATATAAAAATATTTTTATTAAACAGAAGAAAATATACATCTGTTACTTTAGTAAATCCCATCATTACAGAATGGGCACCGGCACAATTAGATCAAACAACCGGCAATCGCTTACTGGATGCAAAGATGACCTTTGCCTACGAAGCAGTATATTACGATACTCAAAATAAACCAGTATCAAAGACAGAGCCTGGCTTCAACGCAAATCATTATGATAATACACCTAGTCCTTTAAGAGCTGCCGGCGGCGGCCAGCGAGGTCTACTTGGCCTTATATCGGGCGCAGACGACGTGCTCGGCGTGTTTAATAAAGAAGGTCCGTTGTCTGTTGGGGATATTATAACTGCTGCCGTAGGTACTAGAAACGTTATTAGGAACGCTAGATCAATTACTTCATCTGGTGTAAAACAAGAACTATACGGTGTTGTTAACAGTGTATTTGCTAATGCAGCATTGGGTAATAATGCAACAGGTGCAGTTATTTCAGATGTTGTGAGATCTCCAATTAACCTAAATCTTTCCATCCCAAGCCTTTCCATTCCAATATCTAACGTTAATCTTACTACAGGCCGGGTTGAAACGACTAGAG